AGAGCCTCGGAAACCGCGGCTACACATCGGAATTTCTGATTGACAACGACCGCTTTGCGGTGGGGGCAAATGATGCGGCATGGCAGGAGACGCTGCGAGGGGTGGCGGAAAACCGCGCGGACTACGAAAGCGGCGCAGGGCGGATGATCATCCGAGACGAGACGGGGCAGACGGTGGAAAAAATGAGCGCGTTTCTGCACGGCTTACAGGGGCAGGGAATCCGCCCGCGGTTCATCGTGGTAGATTACCTGCAGCTCATCGTGAGCAAGGGGCAGGACAGGGTGCGCGAGGTTGGGAACATCAGCCGCGGCTTAA